GAGTCGCGGTAAAGCCGTGGAACCCAAAGCCGTATGTCCAAATCCAAGTCAAGTGGGGACTTGTTTGGTGGACAGTAAAGGTCGTTGACGGCCGCCGCCTCGCGGAATATAAACATCCTGCATAGAGTCCACAAGAGTCTACATAAAGGTCCGGCCTCTGGTCGGGCCTTTCTTTTTGTGCGATACTCTTGGCATGGGAATATTCGATGTTCTGAAGGCCTACGCAAACCCGAGCAAGCCGGTACCGAATCCGCTGAACCAAAGCCGGGATAACTTCTTTACCGGATACGGCAACGGCCAATTCATTTCGTTGTTGCGTCGAACACTTCCCGGAAGCCAAAAGGACTGGAGTCGCATTTCCGGCGACTTGTTACTGAACTCAGTCGTGGCTATCGGCATAGACTGGTACATCCGTAACTTCCCGCAAGCGATTGCCGAACTCCGGTTGCCTCTGGGTAACGGCGAATACGAAACGGTTGAAGAGCATCCCGTACTAACGCTTATTGAAGAACCGATGCCGGGTCTCACGGCTTCTCTTGTTTGGGGTTGGGTTATCACCGACTATAAAGCGTTCGGTAACGCTTATGTCCGTAAGATTCGTACTTCCAGCCGTGGCGAGGTCGTAGGGCTACAGTACCTTCCGCAGGATATGGTTCGTCCGGTCGGTGATGGTATTACGCCAGTAACGCATTACGTTTATTCCACGGACGGCCGACAATACGACATACCGCTAACGGACATGATTCATTTCCGTTATGGTCGCGACCCGGCTGATATCCGTTTAGGTCGTTCGCCTCTGCAATCCACTTTACGTGAAATCGCCGCTGACAATATGGCCTCGGCAACGGCTTATGGCCTTCTGAGTAATGGTGGCATCCCGAGCATCGTTATCGGTCCAGATTCGAACAATAACGCGGATAACGTTTCGCCTGATGATGCGCGAACCATGAAACGTGCTATTCGTGAAAACCTAACCGGTGATAACGCCGGCGGCGTAGTAGTGATGACCGGCGCATACAAGATGGATAGAGTCAGTTTTACGCCGCAGGAAATGGCACTCGATTCAATTCGCCGTCTACCGGAAGAACGCATCGCGGCGGCCCTCGGGCTGAACCCAATGGTACTCGGCCTTGGTTCGGGTCTTGAGAGGTCTACATACAGCAATTACGAATTCGCTCAACAAGCGGCTTGGGAAGATGGAATGATTCCCACATTGCGCGTTATCTCAGATACGCTGACCCAAAACTTATTGCCGGACTTTGGTGACACAGGCGGCTACATCGCATACAACTACGATAATGTCCGCGCATTGGCCGACGACTACGACGCGATGGCCGTTCGTGCTGAACGCTTGTTTAAAGCCGGCATTATAGACCGAGCGCAAAGTAAGCGGATGGTCGGCATAGAGCCGGATACCAAAGACGAAGGCGTAATGTTCGCTACGAATACTGAATCCCCTGCAAATGGAGATACTGGAAGTCCACAAGGCACTAAGAGCGGACACGAGGTTCCGTATTACAATCGCCCTTTCTACGGGTTCGAGATTCTGCCGGACGAATAGTCAAAGCGACCGGCGAAGACGCCGACATCTATAAGGCCGTTGCGAAGTTCCGCAATTCACTTACCGCTCGAGAAGCGGATACGGTGAAGCGGCTTCGCTTGGTCTATGCCGATTTAAACTTCGTTACCAAACAGGAAATACAACGCCTCGAACGGAAGATAAAACAACAAGAAGATAACGGCGTTCCTAGGACGGTAGTTCAAGAACAGACGCTCATATCGCTTGAGCAAACCATACAAGACATTCGGAATGCGTTAATTGGCCTCGTACCGCCGGCGCAATCTGTAATAGAAGAAGGCCGTGACAAGATAGTCCGCACGGCCAACGATGGTTCGAGCAACGTCGTAACATCATTACTTCCAGACGGCGTCGAAACCGAAGCCGTTTTCTCACGCCTAAATGAAGGCCAAGTTCAGGCATTGGTGGCATCGCTGGATTCAGGTCCGTTAGCCGATACTCTTGCCGCTATGCCTAACAATGTCGGCCAAAGCCTAGCCGGCTTCTTAACCAATAACGCCGTTCGCCAAACCAACCCGAGGCAATTAGCCCGAGAATTCTATAAACGCTATCAGGACGTATCCCGTCAACGCGTCGAAGTAATCGCTAGGACTGAACTAATTCGTTCTGCCAGAGAGGCCCAACGAGACGTTTACAAACAAAACGACATCGTTATGGGCTACGAGCGTCAGGCGGCGCAAGACGGCCGGGTTTGCTTAGGTTGTTTGGTGCTATCTGGCAAAGTCTATTCTAAGAACGAACTAATGCCATCTCACCCGATGTGCCGATGCGTGATGATTCCCGTTGTGCCGGACTCGTCATGGTTCTCTGCTAACACATCTAGTCCTATACCGAAGTTTACGGCCGCCGGCCCGAAAGAACTCATGGCCGGCATGACTGATGACGAAATACGCTCTGTATTCGGTCCGACGCGTTATCAGAAATATAAAGCCGGCGAAGTCACTCTCGATAGCCTCATCGGCGTCAAAGATAACCCGAAGTGGGGACCGCAAGTAACCATCAAACCGTTGCGTGACGTCGATGGTTCTGTAACGCTTCCGCCTGACGGGATTTTGCATACTCCGGTTCGGCGTCCTGACTTAAATAAACCTAAGCCTAAGAAGCCACAACCCGTTCCAGTACCACCGGTAAATCCTCCGGCGCCTAAGCCGGTGCCGCCTGTCACGCCTCCAGTAGTTCCACCGATAACGCCTCCGACGCCTCCAGTCCCGCCGAAGCGTAAACCCGGCCGGCCACCAAAGCCTAAGCCTCCTGTCACGCCGCCGGTTCCGAAACCCGTTCCAGCACCGAAGCCACCTAAGCCTCCGAAGCCGGCACCAACTCCGAAGGCGCCGAAAGCGCCGCCGCCGCCTAAGCCAACTGTTGTCACGCAACCGACTGCGACTGGTAAACCAACGCCGCAAAGTAAGCGTATGAGGCAAGCAACTTTAGGTCGCCAAAGCGCTAAGAATCCCTATCGCTTCTTCGACACGAATGCCGGCCGGTTCGTTGTTGACGGTGGCAGATTTATGGGAGACTTCAGGGCCAAAGCCAAGGCTATCGAATCCGAAATAGCGGCCTCACAGAAATTGCGCGATAAAGCTTATGACGTGTACAGAGCCGCTAAAGATAAGAATGCGGCGGATTGGCACACACATAAAACTTGGTCTATCCAACAGAAAGCAGATGCAGAAGCAGAGGCCATATATCGGCCGATAGCAGATGCACACAACGTTTTAGTCAAGGACAAACGCGAACAATTCAGAAAAGAAATGTACGAAGCATTACGCGCCGATACGCCGTTCAACAGTACGGCAACCAAACGAGTACACATCGTTGATAGGAACGGTAATGCTAGTGGAACCAACGCTAAAGCCGTTCGTGGTTATCTGGACGACTTCTTTGAGTTAGTTGAAGACCGTGATATCAGACAATGCCAAGTTATCGGCGGCCCTCTGCAAGGTAGGCCGTCTTCTGTCGGCGGCTTCCATACAGATGGATTGGGTTCGGTTTCCACTATTGAAACCCGTGCTAAATACACAGGACAGTTCGACCCGATATTTAGCGCTCGGCAAACGGCTTGGCATGAATTTACTCACCATCTACACAACAATACAGACGGAACACGACCTAAAAACGGATTGGCATGGACCGAGGCCAGAAAGATTTGGGAAGACTTAACGCAAAACTGGAAAGTCCAGAACACATGGATGGGAAAGTCGTTCCCAGAGATGGCTAATGTTACTCGCGATTACGGTGGCAGGATTTACGATTGGGAAGGCGGTAATGGTCGCGGAACCGGGACTGAGATGGTCACTACAACTACCGAATTGTTGCATGACAATCCGTTGGAATTGTTCAAGTCTAAAGAAACGGAACGATTGGCTCAGTTCCTTGTAGAATTTATTCTATGATTTACGCGAAAGCCACATACAAAGACGCATCAGTAGAACTGCATTGGGACGAAGTGAACTACAATACATTCCTTTATGGTGACGACTGGACGCAAGAATTGATTACCAGTCAATCTATAGAAGAAATCTTGTGGCCACCGTATGCGCAACCTTCGGCTATGTTGCCACCGGATAAGGTGTTCAGGCAAGTCTATCTACTTGAATTAATGGATATATTGCAAGTTGAATGGTTGTCTCCTCATCCGGCGATTATCGCTCCTGTCAATGTAGAGATATAAGTATGGGATACTAATGGTATGGAACTTCTCGGTTATTACTGCGACGCAATAAAGTCCGACGATAACGGTATGGTCTCAGGTTACCTTGTCCGTTATGGTTCGCCGAATGAGACCGATTTGGAAGGTGATTACTTTACTAAAGACACCGACTTCGGCTTTCCTACCGACACCAAAGTTCCATTGAATCTTTACTACCACCATGGCATGGATAAGACCATCGGCAAGCGGCCGGTCGGCAAAGGTTATGTCATGGCAGACGACAAAGGCCTTTGGTATCAAGCCCAACTGGAAATGTCTGACGAATACGGCAAGATGATTGCTGACTTGGCTAAGAAAGGCCGCCTCGGTTATTCGTCTGGAGCGGCTTCGCATATGGTAGAGCGCAAGACGTTCGGCAATGTAAGTGAAATCACTCGGTGGCCTATTGCTGAGGCTAGTCTGACGCCGACTCCAGCAGAGCCTAAAAACACGGTGAAATCTATCGAGTCGCTGATTACCGAACCGGAAGTGAAGATGGACTCCTACGGCGAATCTGGAGACTCTGAGGCGGAGATTGAAATACCACCGGCCGTAGGAAACCCGTCTGAGTGGGCAATGTCGGTATATGACGGCGCCAAAGAATATCTTTTCCACGAAGGCATAGAGCATCTCTACGAAATTATGTGCCAATCGTTATACACTATTGGTGAACAACCCGGTCCGCTTACCGATTATGTGGCGGCTATCGTAGATGAATTCGGCAAGCGTGTCAAGGAACTATCCGCGAACGTTGACGACAAGACGGTTATGAAAGCCGTTCGGCATAATATGCCGGAAACTGTACGGCTGACAGAGCATCGGTTGCGGGATGCATTCGGTGTGAGTCGGTCTACCGCCAAGCGATTGGCTCCGATGGTTTATGATTCTCTGCGGGATGCAGAACCAGAAGCCAAGTCCGTAGATGTACTGGGACCCGAAACGGAACCGGACCATGTAGAGAGAGCGCAATTACAAATCGTTCTCCGAGAGAGGATTACCAGATGAACGTATCAGCACTAGAAGAGCGTCGCAGTACGCTTCTTGCTACCGCTCGTGAGATGGCTAATGACGAGAAGTCCAGCCTCGCAGAGGTGAAAGCGCTTATCGCTCAAGCCGACGAAGTGGAAGGCAAGATTGACGCACTGAAAAAGATTGGCGAACTGTCCCCAACGCCTAAAGCCGAAATCACCAATAAGCCGTGGCAGGAATACGGTTCAGTAAAAGCCTCGAAGGTTTTCTCGGGCGGCACCGAAGATGCGAACTACAAGGCCTACACTTTTGGCCGTTTTCTCATGTCTCTCCGTGGCGACCAGAAGTCGACCCGTTGGCTAAAAGATAACGGTCACGTTAAAGCCAACTCGGAAGGCACAGAAAGCGCCGGTGGATATACAGTTCCAGTAATCACGTCACCTGACCTTATCTACCTTCGTGAGAGTTTCGGCGTTACTCGCCAACTCGCTCGCATTTGGCCGA